CGGCGATCACCGCGAAACCCGGTCGTCCATCCTTTTCAATCGTTCAAAACAAGGAAGAGAAATGAAACTCGGCGAAACTTACTCAGCAGCAGAACTGCAACCGTCCCAGTCTTTTGACCTCCTGCCAGCAGGCTGGTACACCTGCATCATCACCGATGCAGAAGTCAAAGACACCAAGGCCGGAAACGGCCAGTACATCAAGATCCGGTATGACATCACCGGCCCGTCCAGTCAGGGGCGGTGCGTGTTCGGCAACTTGAACATCAAGAACCCGAACCCCAAGGCAGAGGAAATCGGCAGGCAGCAGCTTGGCGACATCATGCGTGCGCTGGGTCTGGTTGCGGTGAACGACACCGACCAACTGATTAACGGGCATCTGTCAATCAAGATTGATGTGCGCCCAGGCTCTGGGGACTACGGCCCGCAAAACGAGGTCAAGGGCTGGAAGTCCAACACTGGCAGTATGCCGCCTCAGCCTGGCAAGCCCGACGCGCCTGCTGGTGCGCCTGCTACCAAGGCATCGCCACCTTGGGCAACAAAAAGATAATGAGGTAAGATGGCGCAGCCCACTTGTGCTACCAACACCAGTGGGCCACTTCACAGACCATCGTTATAGGGGAACGACAGCATGAGCGCCTTAAATCTTACCGCACAACGTGTGCGCGAGTTGTTGCACTACAACCCAGAGACTGGTGAGTTCACATGGCTTGTTAGCCGTGGAAATCAATTCTCAAAGCCTGGAATGAAGGCAGGTTTTAAAGACACCTACGGGCATCTTGGGATTGAGATTGATGGGAAACGTTATTTGTCGCACAGACTTGCATGGTTGTACGTCTTTGGAAAATGGCCAGATCATCAGATTGATCACATCAATCGCATGAGAGATGACAACAGGCTTGAAAACCTACGCGATGTTTCTGGAATAGTGAACGCCAACAACAAAGGCAACTATCGGAACAACACAACTGGATTCAAAGGAGTGACCATCAAAAATGGTCGTTTTGTTGCCCAGATCACGATGGCCGGAAAATGCAAATACCTTGGCAGCTTTGGAAGTGCCGAAAAAGCAAGCGCAGCATATCAAGCAGTTCTGAAAAAAAATGCCCCACTCGCGCAAACGGGTGGGGCCAACTGAACAACGGAGACAGAGGACATGGAAATCCCCCAATCAGATCATAACATCGCCGCTTTGATCGACAAGCACCACGAAGCGCAGGCCAGTCTTGAGACGCCACGCCCGCACCTTGGGTGTTCGACACTAGGTCACCCATGCGACCGCTGGCTTTGGCTAAGTTTCCGTTTTGCGGTCAAACCTACGTTCCCAGGCCGCGTGCTGCGAATGTTTCGCAGGGGCAGGAACGAGGAAGCCACCATCATTGATGACCTGCGGGCGATCGGCATCAAGGTTAAGTCGCTGGAGAGCCAGATGCGGGTGGACTTTGGCAGCCATGTCTCGGGCAGCATTGACGCCATTTTGGAGGGCGGCGTGCCGGGAGCAATGAAGGCCAAGCACATTGCCGAGTTTAAGACGCACAGCACCAAGTCGTTTGCCGATGTCGTCAAGCAAGGCGTAGAGAAGTCCAAGCTAGAACACTTTGTGCAGATGCAGCTTTACATGAGCGGCACGGGCATCGAGCGTGCGCTGTACGTCGCCATCAATAAAGATGACGACAGCATCTACACCGAGCGTCTGGCCTACGACAAGGCGGTGGCCGACAAATACATTGCCCGAGGTCACCGGATCGCCCAGGCAGACCGCATCCCCGAGCCACTCAGCACCGACCCAAGCTGGTATCAATGCAAGTGGTGCCCAGCGTATTCAATGTGCCACCAGGCCGAGCCAACCAAGGAATCCAACTGCCGCACCTGTGCGCATAGCACGGCAAAGCCCGACAGCACTTGGCATTGCGCCCGACACGATGCCGACGACATACCGCTCGAATGGCAAGTTGCTGGGTGCGAAAGTCACGTTGTGCACCCAGATATGGTGCCGTGGCAGCGCAAGGATGGGCCCAACGAGTGGATTGCGATCTATGTCATTGACAACCGAGAAGTGGCCAACGGCGACCCAGACGCGCACATCTACAGCAGCAAGGAACTGCTGGCTAACCCGTCAATGTGTGCGCTGGGTGACGAGGACATCGAGCGGCTGCGTGTGGATGGTGCGAGGGTGGTTGGATGATTGAATTACGCCCCTACCAACGCCGCACCATTGACGAACTGTACGCATGGTTTGAGCGCAACGCTGGCAACCCGTGTCTGGTGCTGCCAACTGGGGCGGGTAAGTCGCACATCGTTGCCGCCATCTGTGCCGACGCCTTGCAAAAGTGGCCCGAGACGCGCATCTTGATGCTGACCCATGTCAAAGAATTGATTGAGCAGAACCAAGAGAAAATGCTCCAGCATTGGCCTAACGCACCGCTGGGCATTTACAGCGCCAGCATGGGCAAGCGCCAGATTGAGCCAATCACGTTTGCGGGGATCCAGTCGGTACGCACCAAGGCAGATCTCTTGGGGCACGTTGATCTTGTGCTGGTGGATGAGTGCCACCTTATCAATCACAAGGAACAGGGCGGCTACAGAACGTTGCTGACGCAACTCAAGTTGATCAATCCTATGCTGCGGGTGATCGGGCTAACGGCCACCCCTTACAGGCTGGGGCACGGGATGATTACCGATGCGCCCGCGCTGTTTGACGCTTTGATTGAGCCGGTAACCATTGAGCAGTTGATCGCCCAAGGTTACCTGTCAACCCTGCGTTCCAAGGTTACGCAGTCCAAACTAAACGTGGACGGCGTACACAAGCGCGGCGGCGAATACATTGAAGCAGAGTTGCAGGCCGCGGTTGACACCGACCACAACAACCATGCGGTGGTGCGAGAGGCCATCAGCAGGGCCGCAGATCGTAAAGCGTGGTTGTTCTTTTGTTCTGGCGTCAAGCACGCCGAACGGGTGTGCGAGGCGTTGCAAGAACACGGCATCAAGGCAGCGTGCGTGACCGGCGAGACGCCCAAACTGATCCGCGAAAAGATGCTGGCCGACTTTAAAGCTGGCAAGTTGCAGGCGCTGACCAATGCCAATGTGCTGACCACAGGCTTCGATCACAGCGCCATTGACCTGATCGCCATGATGCGCCCAACGATGTCGCCTGGGCTGTACGTCCAGATGGCAGGCCGCGGACTGCGACCCAGCCCCGGCAAGGCAGATTGTTTGGTGCTTGACTTTGCAGGCGTGGTGGGCACGCACGGCCCTATTATTAACATCACGCCACCACAAAAGGCGGGTGACGGCAACGGAGAAGCGCCGGTCAAGGTATGCGACAACTGCAACGAGTTGTGCGCCATCAGCGCAAAATTCTGCCCAGCGTGCAACCACCCGTTTCCAGAGCCAGAAAACAAGAAACTTAAACTGCACACCGACGACATCATGGGGCTCGAAGGCATTGATATGCCGTTGACTGGCTGGAAGTGGCGCGAACACATCAGCGCCACCTCGGGCAAAGCAATGCTGGCGGTGTCGTATTACGGGCGACTCAGCGACCCGTCTGTGACCGAATACTTCCCTGTGTTGCATGAAGGCTACGCAGGACAAAAAGCAATGAAACAGGTCTACGAAATCGCAGTCCATGCAAAAATAGTTGGCATGGATGTCAACAATCTCAGCAGTTTGGCAGCACAATTGAGCAAGGGCAACTGCCCCAAACTGATCTCGTACAAAAAAGACGGGAAGTTTTATCGAATCAACAATCGGGAGTGGCATGAAAACTGAACACGAAGAACAGCGCGAACTTGTCAAGTGGTTTCGCCAGACCTACCCCGGCACGCTTATATTTGCCATCCCCAACGGCGGTGCTCGGTCGCCAGCTACCGCCTCACGCCTTAAGGCCGAAGGTGTTGTTAAGGGCGTGCCGGATCTGTTTGTGCCTGCCTGGGAGACTTGGATTGAGATGAAGCGCACCAAGGGTGGCAGTCTTAGCCCAGAACAAAACCTAATGCACTTGCACCTGCAAAGCCTGTTTTACAAGGTGATTGTGGCCAAGGGATTTGAAGATGCAAAACAACAACTGGAGGCATTGAAGCATGAAGTGGAATAAAGGTAGCCCGCCAACCGTGGGCTGGTATCCAACGCGGTTTGCGCGGGACACCAACCAGGCGTGGCAAAACGCCTACCGGTGGTGGGACGGCAGGGTCTGGTCTTGGCCCGCGTTTCCGCACGAGAACGAGTTTCGAGCGGCGCGGTGGGCTACCAAGAAGGAAGTGAAATCCTACAACTACGAAATTATTTGGGGGACACCATGATAAACGAGCGATACCCGAGGACGATGCAAGAGGCTTTTGGCCCGTATACATCAGATGAAATTT